TTCAGTTCTGCATAGAGCTGTGCGAGGATTTCGTTGTCCGGGTGCGTCCTGAGGATGGCATTCACGATTGCCCGCTTCTGGTTGGGCTCCACGATTGCCAACAGTGCCTGTAGCTCCTGCCTTGCTACACAATTCTGCATGTACGCGTCCGGACCCTGGGCGACATCAATCTTGACCCCGTTGTGTCCAAGGAGGCTCATCACCGTGTCGCCGATAGCCTTGAAGCTCGTGCGAAGGTGGCTGAAGAAGTGCTTGATGTTGTTCTGGAAGACCTGGGAGGTATAGAGGACGGCGGTGGCCGTAAGCTCGGATTCGTGGTCGGCAAGCCCCTTGGAGTCCACCCCGGTAATGCTCGAGAGCATATCCATAGTTCCCGTCATGATGCCCTGCAGGTCGGCAAATGCGATGTTAGGCTGCACCATCTCCGGGAGGGGGAGCTGGGTCTTCTTGTCGTTGGCGAGGCGCTGCGCGGGGATAATCGGGTTGACCCCGGTTCCCGCCTTCTTGTAATAGGAATCGTAGTTCTTGAAGGATTCCATGTAGCCGCGCCATTGCGGCTTCGGGGAGAGGGAAAGCCTTTCGATGAGCTGGGTCATCGCGTAGTTGACGATGCGCTGGACAGTCTTGCCCTTCGCGATTAGCCCCTGGTAGATAACCTTGTCGTCCACCCAGGTCTTCTCGCCGAGAACAGGATATATCGGGATTCTGTGAATCGGGATGATGTTGTCCCTGACGGTCTCGTTGCCTTCCTCGTCGACTTCCATCTCGTCGACCGGGATGTCGTTAACAAAGGTGTAGACATGGCACCCGTCGGTATCCAGTGCGTAATAGGTGATGATTGGGATGAGTTCGCCGTTGGAGAGCGCACCGGTGAACACCGGCTTAGCCTTCTTCTCCGGCAGGTACTGTTCGCCCATGTGGACCCTAATCCATTCCCTAGAGCGGTAGTCTATCAGCGCGCCCTCCATGGCATCGCTGCCATCGAGTTCGGTCATATCGGCATCCAGCATTACGCGGTCCGGGTCCGTCACGGCGTAGATTACGGGGACTTCCCGGTTGTCCGCGGTGAGGTCGGAACCTAAAGCAAGCACACCGAAACCGAACGATACACAGTCGAGGAGTGCCTCCTCGGACGCGAACCTGTTGGAGTCCTCGCCGAAGAAGTCGTCGATTTCGCGGTCGATGTTGGCGTCGCCCGTATACCAGGTGAACGGGAAGGTGGCGTACTTGTTTGCCACGCTGTGCGTCTGGTTGGAAAGAACATTCACGGTGACCCTGTTGCGGGTTTCCGCGATGAAGTTGTTGTCTTCCTTGGTCCACTGGCCTTCGCCGCTCATGAAGGAACGGTCGGCCTTGATGCGGTTGTACATCTCGCTCCAGCTCTTCTTAGAACGGGATGCGAACTTCTTGAACTTTTCTAGAATATCCTGAGGCATAATCCCTCCCCTCCCTGAACTACACTATTTCACGTCCCAGGTAGGACGGTAAAGAGGCGTGTTCTCCAGAAGGTCACGGCCTTCCGTAAGTAGCCAGAGGTTGAACTGTGACGGCTTTTCCGGGTGGCCGAGCTTTATCCATTCCGGGTGCTTCCTGAGGTCCTCGAGGAATTCCCTGCCCTGTGCGGAAACTCCCGGGACAGTGCTTAGAATCTGCGAGGCGGCAGAGGACTGTGCCCTGCGAAGCGGGGCCTCGTGGGTATCCTCCTGTTCCTTCTTGAGCTTGCCGGTCGGGTCCATATAGCTGAGCACCCGTTCCGTGTACTTTTCACGGCCGGCCTTGTTCGCTGCGTAGGTCGGGACTTGCACCTTCATGACATTGCCGATGGTCTCGCCGAGTGTGGCCTTGGGGCCGCCCTTTGCAGACCAGGTGGCATAGTTGACAAGTTCCGGTGTGTTCTCCTTTAGAACCTCGAGTATCTTGGCGGAAGGAATCTTGTTCTCGCCAAGACCCATATTAATTGACGCCCAAACCTTGCTGTTGTCACTCAGTGCCGGAGCGAGGTTGTCCTTAATCATGTCATGAAGCTCGATGGCCTTCCTTGCGTCATAGTCCTTCAGGGCCGCATTGCGGAACCTTATTCTTTCCTTGTGTATCCGCTTCTGTTCCTTTTCGGACAATGTGGAAATGTCCTTCCCATCAATTTCCTTATTTAGATGGGCTTCCTGGATTATGGCATCACTGTGCTTCTTGGCGGCCTTCTTGGCCTCCTTCTCGAGATTGTCCCGTACAGACTTGCTCTTTAGTTCAGTAGTAGCAATACCTGCCTGGGTCGCATTTTCGATGTCCCTTGCGGTCAGTTTGCCATTGTCAATAGCATCGAGTAACTGAGACACCGCAACATTGTCTGCAAGTTCCTTCTCGGTCTGCGGACGGGGAGCTTCCATGTGGCCAGTGCGCCAGGACTTGATGTCGCTCACAGGAACCATGCCGTCGAGAACCGCATTTTGATTCACGGCATTCCTTGCGTCACGGGCAAGCGCTGCGCCCGGCTCACCGGAACCCTTGCCGATTCCATTGAGGAACTCACGGAGCTTCTGTACGCCCGGAGAACGGGCGGAAACAGTACCTGAGCCTTCGGTGATTAACGGGCCAAGAACCTTGTAGAGGCCACGGTTGACAAGCTGGTTGATACCGGTACCGATTGCGGCATCGCCGATGCTGAAGTCGGCGCGCTGGTCCATGCCCTCGCCATCGTCGTAGGCGATGTCGTCCACGGCTTCCATTGTGAAAGGAACCACGGCGTTACCTGCGAGGTTTTTGGCAAAGTCAAGTCCGCCCGCCACGAAGGCGCCCATCGGCGAACTGTTGGCCATGTTCTGCATTGCACGACCTGCAGCCCGCGTTCCCCTGGAGATACCAGGGATTTTCCCGAGGAGCTTCATGTAGGAACCGCCCGGGACGGTCATCATACCGTTCTCGAGCAAGTCAAGAGCGGCATCCTTGCCAGTGAAGTCACCGGTGTTTTCGATGTGTTCGGTTGTACGGGGTGCCACCATCCTTGTAATGAAGGAGCTGCCCGGGATGTTCGGAAGCTGGAAAAGGCCGAAGTCGAGCGGTGCCTCGTCCATCGCCTTCTTGCGTTCGGATACGATATCCGCCCTCATCTTGTCGTTGACCACGCGCTTCCACAGGGACTTCACAAAGTCCCACCCGCGTTCACCCAGTGCCTCGTTCGAGGTAATCTTGTCCTTCCAGTCGGCAAATCCTTCACGGTCGATGAACTTCTCGATTGCCGTCCGGCGATTGCCCTTCTTGGATTCAGGGTCGTCCTTTAGGTCGAGCAGGGCGAGCACGATATCGAGCGTCGGGATGGTCGGGTTGTTGGTCCGCTTGAGCTTCCCTGTGAGGTATGGCGCCCCAGTTCCAAGGCTGTCAAGCAGGTTGTTCACATAGAGCTGCTCGGTAATACCCGGGGCGGTCTTGACAATATCGATTACATCCTGCGGGACATAGCTGCCCGCACGGAGTTCAGTAGAAAGAATATCGCTTGCTGTCAACATTTATTACCTCGCTGAATAACCAGTTCCGTTTTCCCACTTGTACAGTCGGTCAAACGCCCGCTTTTCTGTCTTGGATAGCTTATTGTATTCAGCGGACTGGTCCAGAGGCGTCATATGGTTGTCCCGCATTTTCTTAAAAAGGGCTTTCACCTTCGTGGCCAATGCAGCACCAGCCGCCCTGGCTTCATTGGTCTTGCCCTTGTTTGCTACCAACCAGTCGCCAAGCGGCTTTGCGAACTCGCTGTTCGGGTTCTGCTTTACCCAGTTGTAGTACTTGTCGTACTCTTCCTTGGGGAAATTACCTTCCGCAACCATGTTGTTGAGCTTGTTGATAGCTTCTTCCGCATTGCGCACAAGGTCGCCACCTGTGCCACCGTTCTTGTGCTTGGCGTAGTACTCGTCGACCGCATTCTTCACTTCGTAGTACACTCTCGGTAGAGGCTGACCTGTCTTCTGGGACCATTCCTCGGCCTTCTGGAGTTCGGTGTTCATGTTGGCCAAGGTAATCTGCGCATCCTCGTCCTTGTTTGTCTTGAGACCCCATCCGAGCTTCAGGACATTGTAGAGGGAATTCTCTACGCCGGTGACACCCTGGGAGGCATCACGGCCACGGGCCATCATGTTATCGTATGCGGACATATCTCCAATCTCCGCGCGCTTTGCGGCGATTCTCCACTCGCGCTCGTTGGTGATACCCGGGTACTTCCTCTTGACTTCGGCAATCTGGGTATCAATTTGGTTGAGCTCGTTCTGAAGCTTCTGGTAGCGGGCCTGTAGCTCCTGGCGTTGCATCTCGCGCTGGTATGCAGGAACTTCATTGTATCCACCACGGTCGCCGTTTGTTACGGCTCCGGCCTGTATCACATCCCAGTTGGTACCTGTAGGCTGATACCCTTGCATCTGCGCTGCAGCACCCATTCCTGCCGTATTAGGGGATGCATAGCCCCTCATATTCTGTTGGGCCTGTCTCTGTAATGCCAACTGGTTAGGACCAGGTATAGCCATTATGTCGTCGATTTGGCGGCGGACCATCATGTCATGCATAGCATCCGGGTCTACCACTCCAGAATTGAATTCCGGAACCTTCCATCTATAAGCCATTAGTACTTTCCTCCCGCCGCACTGGCGTCATAGTATTCTCGTCCCCACCAGCCCATCTCCGATTCTGGAGCCGGCGTAGGATTGCCAAGAAGGTCCTTGCGGTCGGTATGGAAGAGTTTTCCCTTCCTCACCAGGGCTCGGCCGATGCTTGGCGCCGTGAGCAGGTCACGGGCAATTTCTGTAGTCTCGAGCAGGTTGTCCCCGCCACGGTATGTGTACCACTTGGAACCCTTTATCCACTTGACCTGGATTTTACCGTCCGGCGTTATCTTCACGCCTTCTACCGCGGTGGAGTTCGGGTTGAACATGATTCTAGGCTGGTTGTCCTCTCCGGGCCACCACCGTTCGAGCTGACGCTCGGTGCCGTCCTTGATACCCTTGTTGTGCTGCTGAAGGGTCTGCACAAGGGCACTCTTGGAGTAACCGCGCTGGACACCGAGGTTCTTCGCGGGTGTTACCGTCTTCTTCCCGTCTACCCAGGTCTCGTTGCCCGGGTCAGTAATCGGATAGTTGAAGTCCTCGGTAAGGTCAGGATAGTCGAGCGCCGCACCCTTCAGAAGACCGCTGGCAAGAGACTTGGTTGCCGCACGGCCAAGAGAGGCCGCAGGGTTGAACAGTCCAGGCAGGAAAGCCTGGGCCATGCTAGGCATCAGTTCAAGTATCTTCTTCCACGATACGGCCATCGGTTAACCCCCAAGCTGCGCCTTGATTTTCTCCATCTCGGAAACTATCTCCTGACGGCGCTGCATCAGCCTGTCAAGGGAAAGGAGTTCACCGCGCATCATGTCCGCTGCCTCGCCGTAGGCCTGCTTCTTTCGGTCCTCCTCGGCGATTCTACGGGCGCGGTCTTCGTCCTCTATCCGGTTGCGCCTGGCCTGCTCGGCCTTCTTCCAGCGCCACTGGCGGCCTTCCTTGATGGCTGTACCGATGGACTTCATACCGTTGGCAAGGTCATCCTGTTCGGTCGTGTAGGCCGGAACCTGCACCTGTGCAGGGCGCCAGTTAAAATTCACACTCATAGGCATTGGCTACCCCCTTAGAAAATCGCACCGATAACAGACCCGATAGCACCCAGGGCAGACCCTATGCCGCTCTTGCGCTGCGAGTCGAGATTTGCCTTGTTAGCCGTGATGTCCGAATACACCTGCAGGTCGCTGTTGTTCTGGTTAGCCATGTTGCTGTAGTAGTTCCCGAGAGCATCCGTAAGCTGGTTCCGGTCGTTACCGTAGAGACCCGTGAGGGTACCCAGGTTGTTAAGGTAGTTCTGCTTCTGGGACTGCCCGGCGTTCCACTCGGCAAGCTGCTGTGAACGGTCCCGCATCATCTTGTCGAATGCCTTGGACCACTCCTCGCTTTGAAGTGCTTGCTGCTTCGCGGCAACGGCATCGTTATATGAGCTCGAGAATCTGGAGCCACCGGAAGCCGCGTTGGAGCTAATCGCGTTCATCGCCTGTTGCGCCCGCTGGTTGGCGAACTTGTCGTAGAAGTCGTTGACATTCCCTTTATAGTTGAAACCGGTCAGGTCCGAACCGTCGCCAATAGCATCCGCTAGCCTCTGGACAGTAGCGTCGTAGTTCTCTGCGCCAGTGCCAAAGGTCCCCCGCATCTTGTCCAGGTAGGTCTCGTAAAGACCCTTGTTCGTACGGCTGACATCCTTGGAGTAGTCGAGTACATCGTCGAGGGTACCCTGCGCCCTGTCTATTACCGAATTGTTGTCAAGACCTAGCGACTTGGAAAGGCCGCCCAGGAAGCTGTTGCCGAGCCCGAACGGGTCCGACATGAATTCTACTGTATCGTTAGCCCAGGACATCCTTGTCCTCCTTCTTTGCGGCCTTCTTGTCGGCCTTCTTTAATTCCTGCTTTTCATCCGCCTCGTCCATTTCGAGGGTGTCGAGGTAAGCCTCGATTGAGTCGCGCAGGCGCCTCATGTCCGCCCGCACCTTGTTGAGTTCTGTCTTGTCAGTGGCCATCGTTTCCTCCGCCGTTCCCAAAAATCGTGATTTCACAGAAGGCATTTTCGGGAAGGTCGAAACCTGTTTCCCCTGCCTTGATAACTACACCGCCATGCCTGTCCTTTGAGGTCCAGTAGAGCGCCTTGGTGCTGTTGGGTGCCAACGGGAGTTCGTGCCTCCCGGCCTCCAGCGTGGCCTCCATATGGATGAAGAAAGGAGTCTTCACCACCTTCCACTCGTGGTTGAGACCGGAAGGGTACTCGTTCCAAATTCCTGTGAGCATTCCCCATACGTCTTCCTTGGGGCTACCCGCATTTATGATTCCGTTACGCAAAGTGCACCTCCTAAATCATCGCCATGCTGGATTCCGCGCGGACCGCACAGGCCGTGAGAACCAGGTCGGTAGGATGTGAATATGTCAGCCTGAGGCAGCCAAGCCGGTTGATACCGAGGTTCAGCCACCGGACCCGATGGGAGTACTTTCCTGTAGCACCGAGGGATGTCGCCCGGGTGTTACCGAATGTCATCCCGCCGTCCTTCGAAACCTGCAGCAACATCATCGGCTTCAGGTCATAATCGTCCCATGTGCCGACATTGCACTCCACGGCGATTTCCTCGAGAACAAACGGCTTGAGACCGTCGGTGAACACAGGGGTCTGCCTGTGGCGTATCACCGGGAGAGTCCGGCCGTCAGGATAATCTTCGCTCCAATAGTCCACATGGAAACCGCACATAAGCCCGTCATTGGTAAAGGCGAAGAACTTCTCGCGGTAATAGGCGATTCCACCAACGCGCCACTGGACTTCGAGAAGGTTGGAATCAACATTCCTGGATGTCCTCTTGTGCCACTCGTTGTCCATAAGGTCTATCGCGTAGGTCTCGCCAAGACCGTTCATCTGGAGCACATAAAAAGAATGCTCACCGACCGTATAGCAGAAACCGTAGGAGCTACCCGTGGATTCAGTAAGGAGCTTTTCCTCGAGCCAATCCTCTGAGACCCGCTCGAAGTTCGTGCCGGTAACCTTCATGACGCACTTTCCGTGCTGTGCACCCGAGGCAACGAAGAAGAGGCTCCCGCCGATACTGGCGAGGCTGTTCGGGGCCTCAAGGCCGAAACTGTTGGTAGATGTGTATGAAGTCCTAATCCAGTCCTCGAACTCACCGGAGCCGCGCTGGAACACATCGACACTCTTTGGGCCAAAGACATAGAGCGTCGGCCCGATTGCATACAAAGCGTTGACATTATCACTGCTTGACTCGCCCGCAAAATAAAGCTGCGCACCGTAATCGTCCTCGAAGACGTGCTTGTCGGAATCGACCTCGACCATCTTCACGGTCACCCCGTCGTCCTCGTACTGCACCTTGCCGTCCACGATGTCGAACATCTTGCGCTTCTCGTTAATCAGAGGGTAAGTCTTGCTGTAGTACACAAAGCCACTCCCCGTATCGTTAATGGCGATTGAACCTGCCACCACGCTAACGTGGGTGGGTGTGACGGTTCCGCCGTTGCCGTTGATTCTTTCCGGAAGCTGAATCTGCTTAAGTGGACCTCCCTCGATAAGGTCGTAGTAGTACATGGAAGCGCCGTCAACAACCAGGAGCAGCGCCCGGGGACCACCGGCTTCAGCAAAGGAAACACGGCTACCGTTGTTTGCAAGGCGGCCTAGCTGCGTGGTATTCCCATATGCATCCACGCGGTAAAGGATTGAACCCATAACGACAAACATGTCTTCCGGGGAAGCTTCGGACTTTAGACCGATTGTGCTCACGTAGCACCCGCGGCACCTC